CGATACGGAGGTCTACTTTAGACTGGTATAAGTCTACGGCGTACACCCGGCTCAGTCCTACAGGTGGGGTACTTGTGATCCTTACCCGGTGGCACGACGCAGATCTGGCCGGGGCGTTGATTCAAGAAGAGAAGGAGCTGGTAGCGGATGCGAACAGCTATTTTGAGGCTGAGATGGACGCTCTGATGGAGCAGTACAGGGACTACAGCAAAATCCCCAAGGCCAAGGTAAATACGCTGGAGGCGGAGAAAGAAGAGCTGTTGCAATATATAGACCGTTGGGAAGTGGTGTCTTACGCGGCTATAGCGGAGCATGACGAGTGGCGTAAACCGGACGGCACTATCGTCGCCAAGAAGGCCTATCAGGCGCAGTTGCTTCGTAAAGAAGGGGATGCGTTGCATGAAGATCGCTGGCCTAAGTCCAGGCTGATGCGTATTTACAATGGCTACAAGCGGCGCAACATGCGCCACTGGCATGCGTTGTACCAGCAAAAGCCTGTGCCGGATGAAGGTATCTTCTTTACCAAGGATATGTTCCATTACCGGGAGCCACTTGCTTCTTACGTTTGGCGGGAGTGGACTATACTTCAGGCATGGGACTTGGCCATAGGTTTGCAGAACCAGCATAACTATACGGTGGGCATTACCGGGGCGCTGGACCCGGATGACACCCTGTGGATTTTAAATGTTGTGCGGGGTCGGTGGGATATTGATGGTATTGCATCACAGGTTTTGGACCTGTATGCTCGTTATCGTCCATCTAAAATTGGGGTTGAGCGGGGGCCATTGGAGTTAGCTTTGATGCCTGCAATAAAACGGTCTTTGAAGGCTCGTAACCAGAAGTTGAAGTCTGGAGAGGTCAAGCTGACTCCCTATTTTCTCCAAGGCAAAGATGCTTTGACCCCTATCAACGACAAGACCATGCGAGCGCAACCGCTCCAGGCGTTGATGCAGCAGGGGGCTGTTGTGTGGCCTAAAGGGACTCCGTGGATGGATAACGTCATGCATGAAATGGTGCGCTTTCCTTCTGGTGTGTTGGATGATTGTGTCGATGCGGCGGCGTGGTTGGCCCGTGTTTCTGTTGCTACGCCTGCACCCAAGGTGGTTGTTCATGGAGATGCGTGGCGCAATCGTAAAGACAAGAGTTGGCGCGAGCGGGTACGGCAGTTGGCGCGTACTCAAGGCGCTGTTAACAACTTCATGGGAGCCTGAGCGCTATGGGCACTGTAGTATGTAACGTCGCCAAAGGGCGCATGGTAGAGTTCTACAACCGGGTACTTACAGGCGATCCTGCAGGAGCTAGGCTGGTTGTAGAGCCGATATCTTATTCTGGCAGCGCTGCTACGGATGCGCAGATTGCGGACGTAGATGATCACAAGAGTGCTTGGACATTACTTGGGTTGTTCACTTCGCGCTCGCAAGAAGCGCTGTCTCCTGCGTATACGGAGCTGGCAGCCGCTGATTTATCTGCGCTCACTCCTAACGATGCTACTGACAGCTTTGATATCTCTTTGCCAACAGTCACTATAGATATAGGCAAGAACGGCGTACCCGGTTTGTATGACCCTGCCGCACGTATAGCGATATTTTATGCTCCAATAGGATATGTGTTATATGTTACAGATGCAGGGGTTAATAACATGATCCCTATGGCCTTTGCTGACTTTGTAGCACCAGCGCACGGTGACGCAGACGACATTATTATTACGTTCAACGCTAATTTTTTACAGGAGTCATGATCATGGCTGATGGAGTATTTAATATTGCTAAAGGGCGCGTTGTAGAGTACTACAATCGAGTGAAGAATAACGATCCGGCTGCTTCGACATTTAACTTGTCGCTGTTTACAGGCACAGTCACTGACGCAGTTATGAAGGACTACGATAACTTCGCGGCCATTACGGCTGGGGCTCTTGCAGAGGCGACCTTCACTAACTACGCTCGTAAGACGGTTGATGATACGGCGCTAGCTGCGCTCCCTGCACCCGATGACGCTAACGATTGGTATGCTGTAGCCTTTCCTAACCAGACTTGGACAGCGGCAGGTGGCACGACTGACAACACGCTATCGCGTATGGTCATTTGCTACGACCCGTTAGGTACAGACGTGACGACTAACTTCATACCGCTGTGCTATTACGACTTCTCGGTGACGACTGACGGCACTAACCTGACGGTGCAGTTTGCTGCGACAGGCTTTTTCAAGGCGGCGTAAATGGCAACTCAAGCTGACTTATCAGATGTGATGCGGGGCGATACTGTCGTTCTCAACATCTCTATCGCCAGTACTGATATTACGGGCGATGAATTGTGGTTTACGATGAAATCGTGTCTGGCGGATACCGACGCGGCTGCTGCGTTGCAGTACCACGAGACGGTGCCTTCAGGAGCTCCTGCTACCGGGGGGCTGCATACACTGACCATACCTACGACATCTACCTCGTCATTGACTCCAGGCAAGTATTTCTATGANGTGCAGTGGGTNGACCCTTCAACAACGCCTTCGACTGTTAATACACTCAGTTATGGCATCGTTGAGGTGCTTGAAGATGTAAGTGTGAGTGTGATCTAATGGCTGACGTAAACGCATCGATACAACAGCATACTATCAACGCAACTGTAGCGCAGCAGTCTATTGCAGTTGCTACGGTCCAGGGGCCAGCAGGGCCTACGGGCAACGCAGCGACCAAGCAGATTGGCTTTTCTGTACGCAGTCCTATTATAGGCTTTGTCCTGGGGATGCGGCTGTCAGAGGCGATGACGGTAACAGAGGTGAGTGTTGCTACTGACGTGGGCACAGTGACACTTAACGTAGAGAAGCGTACTCTGCCCAATAGTGNCGGGGCAGATTTGTTTGCAGCAGATGCTGTAGCGATTAATACAGGCACTAAGTTAACCACGNTGCANAACGCTGCGTGGTTAGATGATGAGTGGATTGGCATTGACATCAGTGCGGTAAGCGGCGGTCCAACTATTTTGGTAGTGACTATCACTGCTAGTGTAACTTAAGAGGTGAATTGAGATGGCTGACGGTGTATTTAACATTGCCAAAGGCGCGGCTATAGAGAAGTTTCGTGCTACAAACGGGAAAGGTATCGTGCTGTTGCTCAAGGCTAATGAGCTTGAAGCGAACCTTGTGGACCATGATAACTTGAGTACTATGCTTCTTGCAGGTAATACGGAAGCGGACTTTACGGGTGGTATTAACTATGCTCGTAAAACAGGCATTACGGCGATTATTACGATAGATGATCCGAACGACAAGATGGATATGTCTATTCCTGATCAGACCTGGACGACTGCCGGGGGCACGACTTCCAACACGCTGACTAAACTGATCGTGGCGTACGAGGAGACGGCGGCGGATACCGGGCGCATTCCTTTGACGCATCACGACTTCCCAGCCGTTACGGACGGGTCTGATTTAACGGCGCAGTTCGCAACTGCTGGCTTCTTTAGAGCATCATAAGAGGGTTTTGATATGGCGATGCCAAAATGGATGTCCGTAAAGGACGGGGTTATTAAAGTAGATTCGGACGGCTTCTATCCGCAGTTCTTAGCTGAGATGGGCAAGAGCCCGGATACAGCCGATCAATTGGATATGGAGATCGCTTACCGCTTCATGCAGTGGACGGTTAGCTTGGTTAAGGCGGCTGAGGTTGCTTCAGGCAATAAGTTAGATGCTAACACCATACGTGTGCGTGGGTCGTCCAAGGACTTCAAAGCTAAATGGGCTCAGAAGCACTACCCGGTGGGTAAGGCTAAAGGCATGGAGTGGCGTGACCAGCTTCGTCTGGCGGCAGAGAAGTGGCGTCAGTTGAAGGGCATACCTGTACCGGGCTGACGCTCTTTCGGTGCTGTTGTCTTTGCTATGGGTGTCTGACATAGCGCTTCGTGCGCGATGTCAGACACTAAGCGACGGCATAGGGCACGTGTGGTTAAGTACTATGAAGGATGAACGGCTATGCCGCAGTGGTCTGCAGACATATGGGATAAGGTTGTGGGGGCTGGGCTCGTCGTTTTGGGGTGGGTTAGTGTGCACCACATCAGGCAAGACGACGCTGTGAGAGACCGAGTTACTGCACTTGAGGCTTCCCGGCCTACGCGACTTGAGGTAGACAGTGACTTCAAGCAGCTTCGTACCGAGATAGCGTCAGTTAAAACTGACTTGAACAACACGCTTAATACTCGATGCGATGCTATATCAGGGCATGTACAGAGTGTGCATGAAGATGTGAAGAAGCTGATCAGCGTTCACATTAAAGAGGAGTAGTAGTATGGAGCTTTTAGCAATTATGCAGTCCATGCCGGGATACGTAGACAACGTCACCCCGGCGCATAGTGAGGTATTGAAATTTCTTGAAGGTAATGCACCTTATTCGCTAGTAACCGTGCAGGAAGATGCAACGCATGGTGATGTTCTGGGTTGGTGTGCAGCGACTGATGCAGTTCATATTTTTCGCGGTCACAGTGCTGGCACTGACGCCGTTAAGCGGGGTATTGCAGACGCGTTCCTACTTCGTGTGGACTCTGGCTTAGGAATATCCTTGACTAAACCGGATGTGCAAGCGTTATTGGCTGCGGCTGTGGCGGCGGATATGTTTGGCCCGGCTCCTGCTACTCAGAATGCAGTTGACGCATTAAAGGCGACGGCTCAAATTCAAGTGCCTCCGTGGAAAGATCCGCAGTATGCCCCGGTCACACTAAACGGGGTCACGCTAACGAACCTAACCATCGAGCATGTT